AAAAGAAGAAGCTCCAAAAGATGATGAGTTAAAAGACTATTCTGATAGTGTTCAAAAAAGAATAGCTAAACTTACTAAGAAATGGAGAGAAGCTGAGAGACAAAAAGAGGAAGCTTTATATTATGCTAAATCAGTTTTAACTGAAAAAGAAAAAGCAGAACAAAAACTTTCTAAGATTGAACCAAGTTTCTTAAAAACTACCGAAGAAGGAATTAAATCTGGTTTAGAATCTGCTAAAGCAAAATTAGCTGCAGCAAGAGAAGCTGGAGATATTAATGCTGAAGTAGAAGCTCAATCTTTAATTTCTGAATACGCTTATAAACAAGCTAAATTTATTGAAGCAAAAACTGAACAGGAAGAGTTTAACAAGCAAAGAGAAATGCAAGTTAAAACTCCTGAAATCAATTTAAATAGACAAGAAGTAGCTCAAGGAACTCCTGATCCTAAAGCTGAATCATGGGCATCTAAGAATACATGGTTTGGTCAGGATGCAGCAATGACTTACACTGCTTTTGATTTACATAAGAAATTGACGGAACAAGAAGGTTTTGACCCATCAAGTGATGAATATTATTCTGAAATTGATAAAAGAATAAGACTTGAATTTCCTCATAAATTTGCTACAAGAGAGGTTACGGAAACGGCCAAGCCAGTACAGACAGTTGCATCTGCAAAAAGAAGTACAAAAACTGGTCGCAAAACTGTGAGGCTCACACCATCACAGGTAGCAATAGCTAAAAAATTAGGTGTGCCACTCGAAGAGTATGCGAAACAACTAAATATCACGAAGGAGGTATAAGCATATGGAAGATAACAACGATAAAAGAACCTCGCGTGCGAGTCAGACTAGAGAAAAAGAATCTCGAAAAAAAGTTTGGACTCCACCATCAAGTTTAGATGCACCCCCTGCGCCAACAGGTTTTAGGCACAGATGGATAAGAGTAGAGACTATGGGTTTCCAAGATACTAAGAATATCGCGGGAAGACTTAGATCAGGATATGAATTAGTTAGATCTGATGAATATCCAGATACAGATTATCCTCAAGTCGAAGACGGCAAATATAAGGGAGTGATCGGAGTTGGTGGCCTTGTGCTGGCAAGGGTACCGGAAGAGATTGCGGATCAACGTAATGAGTACTACACTAAACAGGCTCAAGATAATGTTGATGCAGTAGATAACGATCTTATGAAGGAACAGCACCCAAGTATGCCTATCAATATTGATAGACAGACTCGTGTAACTTTTGGTGGTACTAAGAAATCCTAATTATAGAATTTCTAAAACCAACAGAGTACACTTAAACTAACAATGTCTAAGGAGGACAACTACTATGGCAAATAAAGATGCTGCATTCGGTCTAAGACCGATTGGAAAAGTAGGTCAGAATAGAGACAACCAAGGTTTAAGTGAGTACAATATTAACACGACTACTAGTACAATTTATTTCCAAGACCCTGTGAAAGCAGTGGCTGATGGTGGAATAACTGTAGCTGGAGCTGGTGTTGATTTATTGGGATCGCTTAATGGTATTTACTATACTGATCTATCAACAAAAAAACCTACATGGTCTAATCACTATGAAGCAAATAACGCCGCTACTGATGTAGTCGCTTTTGTTTCTGATGACCCGTATGAAAGATTTGAAATACAATCTGCGGGCACAGTTTCAACTGCTGACATTTTTTTAGTAGCTGATATTGCGTACACTGCTGGTGATTCTGCTAACTATGTATCAAAAGCTGAAATATCTGGAACTATGACTTCAGGTGCTTCTGCTCAACTTAGAATCTTAGGAATCTCTAAAGATATCGACAATAATGACACGGCTTCGGCTAATACAAACGTTGTTGTTAATATCAACGAGCATTTTCTAAATTCTGCTAACGGCGTATAATAGAGGAGAATAACTATGGCAATAAGTAGAGGACAACTAGTTAAAGAACTAGAACCAGGTTTGAATGCTCTATTCGGCTTGGAATATAAACGTTATGAGAATCAGCATGCTGAAATCTACACTAGCGAATCTTCAGACAGAGCGTTTGAAGAAGAAGTTATGTTATCAGGTTTTGCGAATGCTCAGGTTAAACCCGAAGGATCAGGTGTAACTTTTGACAATGCTCAAGAGACTTACACTGCAAGATATACACACGAAACTGTGGCTCTTGCTTTCGCAATAACTGAAGAAGCAATCGAAGACAACTTGTATGACAGACTTGCTAGTAGATATACTAAAGCATTAGCTAGATCTATGGCGAACACAAAACAAGTAAAAGCTGTTAATCCATTAATTAATGGATTCGGTACATTCACTTCTGGTGATGGTTCTGCATTATTTGCAACTAACCACCCAACAGTTAGTGGAACTGTATCAAACACTTTAGCTGTACCAGCTGACTTGAATGAAACTTCACTAGAGCAATCTTTAATCGATATTGCTGCAATGACAGACGAAAGAGGTCTAAAAATTGCTGCAAGAGGTGTTAAAATGATTGTTCCACCTGAACTTCAATTCACAGCTGAGAGATTGATGAAATCTCAAGGTAGAGTCGGAACAGCTGATAATGATATCAATGCAATCGTTTCTATGGGAATGGTTCCTCAAGGTTATAGAGTGAACAATTTCTTAACAGATCCAGATGCATTCTACATTATCACAGACGTGCCTAACGGTATGAAGTACTTTGATAGATCACCTATCAAAACTTCTATGGAAGGTGACTTCGATACTGGTAACGTAAGATACAAAGCTAGAGAAAGATACTCTTTTGGAGTTTCTGACTTTAGAGGTATTTTTGCATCACCAGGTGCATAATAATTAGAAATTTTGAGGCGGGACACAATCCCGCCTCATTTTTAATATAGAAAGAAAAAACGATGAATAAATATATTATAAAAATATTTACAAAAAAACTTCAAACTGAATTTGAAATTGAAAGTGATAAAGAAATAAATAATGCGGACGAGCTAAATAAACCCATTATTGACTTCTTAGGAAAATCTGATATAAAATGGGAACAAAATGATTTACAGTACCACGGTGCTGGAAGTGATTTTTATATAACCTATGAGGAGGTTAAACATGGCTCAGGACAACATGGTACTGTTCGCGAAGAAACTGAAACTCGAATCTAGATGGAACGAGTTGTTTCTTGAAAATAAAGGACAGATAACACCCGAAATGTCTGTTTTAGGTGATGAGATCAAAAGAGTAATTAGATCCATTATTCGAGAACAAGAAGCTCAAGTTCATACCAATGAAAAAGATTACGAAGTACATCTTTTCGCTGGTTAATTAAACTTGATAAATCGCTGTAAATAGAGTTTTTCCATAGGGATTTCTTGCACTTTTTTATAATTTCATATATAAATTAAACACTATACATAAATTAAATTAAATGTAGACGCGTATAGTCGACGACCTAGAGACTACATTTAAAAAACTAGGAGAAAAATAAAATGGCAAACACAACTTTTTCAGGTCCAGTAAAATCAGATAATGGTTTCATTGCACCTTCATATACTTTAGTAGAAGCAGCGGCGATCAGTTCACCAGCAACTGGTTTAGTTATCTACGTTTCAGATGCAACGGGTTCAGGAGTTACTGGATCACTTTGTTTCTACAACGGATCTGACTTTATCGACGTTACTACTGGTATAGCAGTAGCATAAATAATTATAGAGCTCCTTCGGGAGCTCTTAAAACTTAGGAGTTTAAAATATGAAATCAGATGTAAAAGCAGTTAGAGTTACAGGCCCAGGTTCTGTATTCGCTGGAAGAACAAGATTAAGAGGAATTATTCTTGCTAATAGTACAGCTGGTGCTGGTACAATAACTTTACAAGATGGAAATGCTGTTACACAATTCGTAGGAGATTGTCCAACTGGAGATGTATTCTCTTTCAATATTCCTGAAGATGGAATTTTATTTGAAAATGGAATGACAGTTTCTGCATATTCAGGTTTGACAGCGGCTACAATATTATTAGACAAGTAGGAGGTCTAAATGGCTAATACTACTTCGGGTACAACTACATTCGAGAAAGGTTTTTCTATATCAGATATTATAGAAGAAGCTTATGAAAGAATCGGAATACAAGGTGTATCAGGTTATCAATTAAAAGGTGCAAGACGTTCTTTAAACATAATGTTTCAAGAATGGGGTAATAGAGGTTTGCATTATTGGGAAGTAGGAAATAATTCAATTACATTAGTAGATGGTCAATCAGTTTATACTATGTATAGATCAACTTCTGATGGCACTTCAAATGCAACAGCTATTTATGGTGTAGATGATATTTTAGAAGCTTCTTATAGAAATGCTTCAAGTGTAGATACACCTCTTACAAAAATTAACAGATCAACTTATCAAGCATTTTCAAATAAAACTTCTGAAGGTCAACCTACTCAATACTTTGTACAAAGATTTATAGATAGAGTAACTATTACTTTATATTTAACACCTGGTTCTTCTGAAGCCGGAAACTTTATTAATTACTACTATGTAAAAAGGATTCAGGATTCAGGAGCTTATACAAATGATGCAGATGTTCCATATAGATTCGTACCTTGTATGGTATCTGGATTAGCATATTATTTATCAATTAAATTTGCTCCAGAAAGAGCACAAATGTTAAAAATGTTATATGAAGATGAATTGAATAGAGCTTTAACTGAAGATGGTTCTTCATCAAGTTCTTTTATAACCCCAAAAACTTATTATCCAAATGTCTAAATTATCTAGAGGAAAATATGCACAAGCAATATCAGATCGATCTGGAATGGCGTTTCCTTATAATGAAATGGTTAAAGAATGGAATGGTTCCCTGGTGCATGTTTCCGAATTCGAGGCTAAACAGCCACAGTTAGAACCAACAAGATTTACCGGTGATCCACAAGGATTGATGAATGCAAGACCGGCAAGAGTAGAACCTGCTACAGAAAATTTATTACCTGGTAATCCATTTAGTTTTACTTTAGGGTCTGCAGTAGTGACTGTTACAGAAACAAATCATGGTAGAAGTAATGGTAGTACCGTTTGTTTTAGAAATGTTGATGGAAGTCCTGGAGGATTAGCATATACAGTGATTGAAAACGCTGCAGGATTTGTTATAACAGTTATTAATACTAATAGTTATAGTTTTAATTGTGGAAGCAATGCAACTGTAACGGAAAAATCAGGAGGAATGTCTGCGACAGCTGGTCCAGTTACATTAACACCATAATGGCATATACTTTAACAAATTTACAAGATGATATTAGAAACTACACTGAAGTAGATAGTTCAGTTTTAAACACTGGTATTTTAAATACAATTATTAAAAACTCTGAGAATAGAATTTATAGAGACGCTGATTCTGATGATAACAGATTTTATGCTACATCAAATCTACAAGCTGGAAATAGATATGTTACTATTCCATCTGATTTAAGATTTATTAGATATGCACAATTAACTGATGCATCAGGTAATCAAGTATTTTTAGAAAAAAGAGATACATCATTTATGGCTGAATATTATAATACACCTGGAACTCAATCAGGACTTCCTAAGTATTATGGTAATTGGGACGCTAATTATTGGGTAGTATCACCTACTCCAGATAGCACTTATTTAATTACATTAGCTTATACTAAGCAACCTACTAGCTTAACAGATTCTTCTGTTAGTGCTTCAGGAACTTATCTATCAAACAAATATCAGGATTTACTTTTGTATGGATGTCTGGTAGAAGCATATGGATACTTGAAAGGTCCTGCAGATATGTTACAATACTATGAAGGATCTTTTCAAAGAGCTTTACAATCGTACGCGATCGAACAACAAGGTCGTAGACGCCGGGATGAATGGCAAGATGGGGCCATTCGTACTCCACTTAAATCTGAATCACCATCAAAATACTAAGGAGATAAAACATGGCAAATATAGTACCTGACTCTTTTAAAACAGACCTACTTGGTGGTGTGTTTGATTTTGATTCTGGCGGATCAACTTTCAAACTTGCACTTTATACATCATTAGCTGGTTTCAGTA